TTATTTTGTGACATAGTTGTTTCCGTTTTATATATTTATCCGGAAAAAAAAGCCCGGTTTTTTACGCCGAGCTTTTTGAGAGGTTTCGTCTGGATTAACCAGTGATTACTGTACCTAGTGTTCTTGTTACGGCAGAGCCAATACCAGAACCTGTTGGGGTTTGAAGTGCATTATCGTAACGGATTGTTAACGAGATTGTCACTGGTTCATTCGTACCATAGTTAACATCACTGTAGTCTGTTGAGCTTAGATAACAACCATACAATTCCCAAGTCTCAAGAACATTTGGAGTATTTGTACCATTACCACCGTCGAGGATTTCCAATAGTGTTGTGAATTTGTAGTCGATACCAGAACTTGCAGAACTTTGTTCCATAAAGTCAAATTGTTTTTGCACTTGTTCGCCAACACGTTTGCTTACTTCGCCACCTGCATCATCACGTAACATGCAAGTTACTGCTTGCCATGTAGGTTTACCTGCTAGATAAACACGGCTGTTGTAAATAGGGATCTGAATTTCTTCAAATTCTAGTACAGGACGTTTAAAATCCATGACTTGTTTTGTAAGTTCAGTACTAGGTTGTGTAACACCAAAATTTAAGAAAGTCACGCGAAAGCGGAACTTTAATTTAGGCATTAACAAGCCCTGTGAACTAGCACTTTGATTAGTGCTTAGGGGTACTGTAAAATTAGTTAATGATGATGTTGCCATCTTATTTTCCTTTTAATACTATAATAGTATTTATTTGTTTTTTCCTAACGCCCAGGGAGGATCGCTCCTCCCATTATCTGCGTATATTATTGTATAGTTAAAGCTGCGCCAGTGTTTTGTAAACGTACTGGAATATAAATGAACTCGATAGCTTTAACTGGTTGTATCGCGATATCAACCCACAATTCATTGTTATCAATTCTGATAGGTGTATTGTTTGTTGTATCGCAAACTACCAAGTAGTCATAGATCGCACGTTTAGCAACCAAGTCGTTAAACACAGCGTTGAATGCTGATTGCACTTGACTACGTGTGATCGTATCATTTGGTTCAAAAATGTATGGAGCAGCAATTTTAGCTAATACTGTTCTTAAGTAAACTACTAGTCTTGCTACGTTGATACGATCCATTGCACTAGCTTGTGCGCTACGTGTTTTTTGACCATATGCTACTAGGCCGACACCAGGTAATACAGTTATCGGATTAACTCTATCGCGATATAGCACGTCACGTAAACCAACTGTTACACCAATTGATTTAAATGTGTTATTATCTGCTGTGTTAATATAACCAATTGAGCTAACATTGTCAATCAACCCACGGCGCACACCAGCCGGTGCAAACCATGGATAACTTACAGCATCTGAACGGATGATCGTTCTTAGCATCATATGGCTTGGTGGAACAACTACGCTGTTGCCATCTAAGTTAGTTGCTAAACCGCTGGGATAGTAAACACCTAAGTATTCACTGTTGCTTACTAAGCCTACTTCACCATTGTCTACTGCTAGCTCAGTGTTATTAGCCCAAGCATTGATTTGTGTCGAATCACTTGTTAAATCCAATGGACTGTCACCAATAATGAATGCTGTGTTAGTGCGATCGTTATTTAAAGTAATCATGTCTTGGATCAGTTCTGGATATCCTGGGCAAGTAATTAGGTTGAACTGTGTTTGTTCTTCACGTAATGATGTGCTTGAAGCAACTGCTGACTTCAATGCTTCAACAACTGTTGAACGTTGTGCTTTAGTGCCAAAGTATGGAACTGCTGTTGTAGGATCAACACCGCTGTGTGTGTGCCATGTTGCAGCCACTGTACCTGTCACTGTTGCTAGTTGTGCAGTTGTAAAACCTGTGCTATCAAAACTCTTAACATTGAAACCTGAACGACGTGTGTTGAATAACAATGTACCACGAGCATATAGTTGATATGCTGGAGCATCTGGATCTAAGTAGTTGCTTGTGATTAAGCTAGTGATTGTTGGTAAACTACCTGTGATAACATCAACGTTACCTGTTGCTGACCAACGTGCATCTGCAAATGTAATGCCATTAGCATCAACATCATCTGCATTGTCAATTAAATCCCATGTTGCACCATTGTAACGATACATTACAGGATAGTTAGCTAGATCAGCATCACTTGTGCTAATCCATAAGTCACCTGCAGCTAATTGGCTAGTACCATCACTTTGTGTTAGTGGTTGGCTAGCTGAGAAGATTGGACCATTGGCATCTGTTGCTGTTAAATCATAACCACGTGCATCGTTACTTACATTTCTGTAACCTTTCCAGCCTGCACCATCGTTAATCATGATGTCAGCTACCAATGGATCACTGTAGTACCATAATCTACCATCACTTGGATCAGCATAAGGTTCTGTTGCTGAATATGTGTAAGTTAAAGGTGTAAATGGACTTGCTAGATATGTGACACTTGCTACTAGTTCTTGCACATGACTAGCACTATTCAAACCAGCTGTGTACATTGGAGTACCTACTAGTTGTGTCCAACCAATTGTACCACCAGCTAGGTGACTAACATAAACTTGGCCATCTGAGTTAATACCTGCAGCAATGTTTGGTAAGTTAGCTGATAGGATAGCACTTACTAGTGCTGTTGCTGGTTGAACGTTTCCGCTACCACCGATTGTTACTGTCGCTGTGCTTAGGGTTGAACTACCAGGAACGCTTACACTCATACTAAAACTGTCGTTTGCGTGATATGTTAGAGATGCACCGCCTGCTACTGTTCCTTTGATTGTTAATATACCTTGGACATTTTTGATATAAGGTTTAAAGGTAGCTGTAGTTGTACCTAATGTGTCATATTTAACATATAGTGCGCCTGCATTAAGGCTTGCACCGCCACCTACTGGATCTAATCCGTAGATCGCAGTTGAATCGCTAGAATACAATGGAGCACTTAGTAATGTCCAGCTGTCAATCACCGCACTGTATTCTTTGATAGCATAGCTAGCACCGTTACCAGTGGCAGTTGTTTTAAACCATACTGAACCATTTGGACGTGGAGTAACATCTGAAGTTCTCCATGCTGGTGGGCTTGTGAACCCACTGAATGCGATCGTTGGGCCATTGTAGGTATATGTATTACCGCCGTTGCTGATACTGCCCAATGGTGATTGTAGAATACCTAAATTAGCTGAACAGTCAACGTTTGAGCCAAGCAACACACTACCTTTAGTAATTACCAAATGTCCTGATGTGCTCGTGGCTGTATCAATCGTACCACGTAAGTTACCTGCAGCGTTGCTGTATAAAATAGTATTGCTGTTAACAAAAATTTCTACCTGTGTGCTTGAATTAACCCTAGCAGTCACACCAGGAATACTAGCACCGTTGATCGCTGACGCAGCAGTGCTGGCTGTTATGCCAGTCATTGTAACTAGATTACCGTTGATAAACATTTTTTGACCGCTAGCCACTGTTGGGCTTGCAATATTACCTGTGATTGTTGGTACTACTGATTTCCATGCATCACTACCTACTAGTTTCCAAGCATTATCATAGCCTTTGTAGTAGATGGGATTAGTTGAACTAGTAGACACAACCGCATAATCACCGATACTACCATAGCTGGCGATCGGAACACCTGCGCTTAGATAACTAGTCGAAGTGATCACCGATGGAGTAGTTAGATTAAATCCATCTTCTTGGGTCCACTCATAGATACCATAGTTAGTAGTACCTACATCTAACCAATATGTGCCGTCTGCAGCACGACCTGTTGGGCGTGTGCTTGTACCTTCTAATTCTGCTAGATTAACATTAGCACGTTGAACGTACATTGTATTTGTTACACCTAGTGCCGAATAAGCAGCTAATAGGCCGTATTCATTACGTTCGTCACCATTGATTGGATTACCATTTGCATCAACTGCAAAGTTAGGTGTGCCAAAATAATTAACTAAATCACGTTGACTAGTTATTGTGATGATTTTTCCAGCATTAGCAATAGTCGTGCCTGAAGCAAGCGTATTGCCTGGAGTTTTTTTGTCTTGTGCAGTAGCAAGTAATACCAACGGCACTGAACCAGCTTGGGTTGGTGCATATTGGCTTTGATCGATGACCGTAACTGACACGCCTGGGGAAACTAATGATACCATAATATGAGATCCTCTAAATAGGTTACTTTAAACTATTTATAATTATTTCATAGAATTTGGTGTATTAGATGCCCTTTGAAAGGTTCGCTTGGGAGAGTAAGCTAAATACCTATATGGAATATCGAAAAATATGTGAAATCTGTGGTAAAAAGTCCGTGGCAATCAACTATAAGATGCACGGTAAGATTTATTATAGAACTAAATGTGATACCTGCTGTAGGAAGAAACGTAACTTACCAGCACCAAAACCTCGTTGGATGTTAGAAGGCTATAAAAAGAAACCACACTGCGAAAAGTGTGGCTTTAAAGCAAAATATAAAGAGCAGTTATTTGTCTATCACATTGATGGTGATTTAAATAATACCAAACAACTTAACTTAAAGACAGTCTGTGCTAATTGTCAATATGAAATCGCCCGAGAGGGTTTAGGATGGCGTCAAGGCGATCTTCTGCCCGACAATTAATTATATTCAACTCAATCTGTCCGTAAAGTTCATCTAACGTACCATCATTGTTCAGTATTGCATCAAACTTCTGCCCTACCCAAGCAGTTTCGCTAGCATGGACTCCTAGTTGTTCTATTTTTTGCTTGCTTAGTGCCCACGACATATTACGTATAGGACCTTTATTCATGCTCTTAGCCGCATCGTACCATTCAGGTTCCGGGCCACGTTTAATGCGCACCACCTGCCCGCCTGCGGCACGGATAGCTTTGATTTCATTTGGAAAACGGCAGTCTGTGATAACGATGTCATTTTTAGTGTTAAGTAGTCGATACTCTAAGCTAGCTACCCACATATCATCATGGAATCGTTTACGGATTACTTCAGTGCCCCAATATTGCAGGACATATCTTGGAGTTATATCTTTCTTTAAGCGTTTAGTCCACCATTCATCTCGAGTTTCACGCCAATCACGGCTTTCTTTGGTACGACCTTCTAGCAAGTCACGATCCCAACCAAACACTTGGCTTACAGCATCTTTTAAGCTGTTAGCGAAGCTCTCGCGCCCGAATCCATGAAAATTGACCAGATAATCTGCGACTGTGTCCTTACCAGCCCCAATCAGCCCCACTATGCCAATAATTTTAGCCATTAAAAAACTCCCTGTATATGTTTATTATACGGGAGTTTTTGTTTATAGTCTAGACTTTTTTAACCAGTGACCCAAGTTAATGGTTGACCGCCATCGACAAAGTTTTTAAGTTCATCGTCGAGTTTATCTAGCAAGGCCTGACCTTCTTGTTTGAGTGCTGTACCATTTAGGCTGGTACCACCTCCTGGGCCCGCTATAGAAGCGACTTTCTCACGTGCTTGCCCAATGCTCATAGATGTCAGTGCATAGGCGTAGTCTTGGATCCATGGAAATACCTGCGGATCATTCAACAGCATGATATCTGGTTTGTAGTTGTACACCCATAGCAGGATACTTTCAGCGATATTATCAGCTTGATGTGCTCCACCAAATGGTTGCTTACGGATTAAGGTTAATTTTTTAGTCACTTTATTCCATGTAAAGTTCATGAAACCACCAAACATCTTCATAGCTAGTTTTTGATAGTCTACGAATAGTTCATAGTTGGTTAAACCACCAACACGTCCAGCCACTAGCATATAAGTGTTCAAATAACCACTTGCAAATGGTTCAAATTGGCTAGCTGTAGTTCCTGTAACTGATCCAATACCACGACGGAAAATTTGTTTTACGTCCATGATAGTATTAGGTAAAATATATTCTTGTGTCTCGGGATAAATGTTTAGGAACGCATAGCTTTCTTCTACTGAGTTACTACTACGCTGACGATAGCGAAGTAATGCTTGTTTAATACCCATATCAAAATGTTCTTTGTCGGCTTCAACATCGATCATGCCGTATCCTAAACGTAGGCGGATATAATCAATGATATCATTTTGTAGACTAGATACCTGGGTTAATTGTGCGGCTAAGTTAGCATCAAAGGCAATATGTCCTGCACCTGTGCCTGTATTAGCGTTAAATAGGCTATCTGTTATAAGGGCAAGATTAGCTGTTAAGGTACTAGATGTAGAACTTATATTTGCTGGTATTAAAGCCATTTAAATTATCCTGTTATCATGTATTTATTACCGACAACAGGATAAGTTT